CAAGCAAAGTAAAGTTGGTTCCAAAAGATTGTGAGATGTATGAAAGCGATAAGCTTGTTAATATAACTGATAAAACAGAATAAAAATAGGTATGGCTGGGTTTTCTTTGGCTATAACGCATTATAAAAAGAGAGAAATAAAAAAAGCCGTGCCAAGTAATATGACGCGGCTTTAAAATGTCTATCCTTATGAATCAACCTTAATACAAGATAATAACACATATATACAAAACGTATTATATTGCAAGCTCTCTATTAAAGTTATGAAAACTTATCAAAAGGAATGTAAATGATGCATATGATCTTTAATCACTCATTTGAATGAGAGAACCTATAAACGCTTTTCGTTGCTATCAAACGTATCAATCATGACGCCCTCCTTTGTGAGGTGGTCATTTAAAACAAAGCACATAATCAAAATGCTTTTTTAAAACGTTTCAAAATATTGATTTCAAAATTGAGTTAAGTGAATTGAAATAACTTACATTCTAAATCAAAACACTTGGGAGCTTTATCAATCCAATCAAAAGAAAATGCGTCTTAAATGAATGTCTTGTAAAAACGTTCTTTTTACATTTACGAGCGTTGGTTTTCAAAACAGTCTCTCATAAGATAAAAGCAGCATTTTTTTAACAAAGTAAAGATCATAAGCTTATCATTGCTTATAAAACATAAGTTTCAAACGTTTAAACGTTCATTGAGAAAGGCTTTCATAAGCGTCTTTTTAACATAACTTCTTTGCAAATTAATCGCTCTATATTTGGCTAGCAAAATTAACCACCCCAATTATGGGGGCGTTATCTTTAGAATAGAGCTTTCTTTAATATTGTAGCTTTTGTCTAAAAATTTAGAAAATCCCATACCTTATGATGTTACAACGGTTTTGAAGTTTATTTCCTTATGGCTTCGTATTTTTAAGTTGCAACTTTTAAAACGTTTTTTGCTCGCTTGCATATATCATTAAAAGGCTTTTGATTTCATAAGACATAAAATACCTCTTTTAAAAAGCGATCTTGTCTTTAAATCCTTTTATGCAACCTTTAAAATGTTCGGTGTTATGATGATGCTATTATGACAGATCTCTATTTTGCGCTCGCCAATTTTGGCGACCAATAATTTTGGTCTTTATACGATTAACAAACCAATCTTTAAAACAAGATGTGATCTTTTAAACGTATGTTATCGATAATTTCAAACGATTGAATTTTTAACAATGTGATTTCTGTGATAAAAAAACGTATCATAAAATTTATAAACTGTTATGAGTGATAACTGCTTTTCATTTCATTTGAATGCACCCATGCGTTATAATATTCGCATCATGATTTGCTTTTTATGATCTATTCATACATGGCAATCTTCTATAAAAAATGGTCAAATGAATCATACATAAAAGTGTGGATTCTTAAGTGGATTCATATAAAATAATTACAAACAAACTATTGACTTTATTGTGTTTTTTGATATTATGCTGAAATTGAAGTGATTAGAGCACCACGTGGCAGAGTGCCTATCTTCAACACGTTTTCTTTATCTTGGTAACTAAAATTAAGACGCAAAAAGCTTACCTGCTGGGTATGAAGATTTCTTCCCTGTAAGGGCTGTGGTAATTGATCTGCCATGTCTTGTTTCCTTAATGATTTGCCACAAATTGCACAACCACAACACACTCACCAGCATCTGTGGTTTTATCTCGTGTTGCATAAAGGGTCATCTCTTTATCCTCTGGAGCAAAAACCTTTTGATCTGTTGGTGTAAAATCTTGCACATTTTGGGCTTTGATATCTTTTTCACCAAACTCATTGCCCCCATAGGTGCTGCCAATCTTTAATTTCGTCTCAGAAAACGCTGTTTTAACAAACGTTTTTATTGAAGTAATCAACGCGCCACGAGGTAATACTCCGACTTTCTCAGTGAGATGCTTCTCTTTATGCGATATATTCAAGCGCAAAAAGCTTACCTGCTGGGTATGAAGATTTCTCCCCTGTAAAGGAGGAGGTAATTGATCTGCCATGTCTTATTTTCCTCCCTATAATTACGCTGCCGCTTCACCACTGTAGGTAGGAATAACAATCGTTCCAAAATCTTGTGCTGTTTGCGCACTATTTGGCATTTGGAAACGGGTTTTCTTCATTCCTATCAAAGTTTTAGCTGCAACACCAAATTCACGTTCATAATCAAAATATTCTTCTTTGAGTGTGTAATTCGTTGCACTATGGTTTTTTCCAAAACCTATAATCGCACTCTGCGCTCCTAAGAACACCGCACGACGCACACTCTTTACCGCTGTATTATTTGTCGAGTTAACACCATGGGTGACATGAATAGCTTCCCGTAAAACAACACCGTTATACATACCAAGAGAACCATCAAAGATTGGGTTCTTCGCACGAGAGGTTGCGTAAACGGATTTTTGAATATCTAACCACTCACCAGCCGCTGTATTGGTGCGCAATTGCATCACTTGTGTTGGATGCAAATACAAAACATAGACATCGTCACCATTGATATGAACGGGGGAAATCTGCGGATTAGCAAGTTTCGCTTGTTTAACAGCTTCATCAATAAGCTTCAAACTAAAGCTATGTTTAGCTTTATCGGTAAGGTCTTCATCTTTGGTTTTCCCATCCGGACGAATAATACGTTCACTGCTTGGTGCCATGATTTCATTAAAGCCGTAATGAACCGGTTTAATGTACAATTCTCGACCATCAACGCTGATCGTACGGGCTGTATAACCACACACCTGCAAAAAGAACATGATGCTTAAACGATTGGCATACCAGCGAACCAAGCCTTCTTTCGCTTTCTTGCGTAAATTTGGAAGAATTCTCTGTTGATCAATCGAGTCATCATTAGCAACACGCGCTGCATGTAAAAGCTCGTTAATCACCAACCGATCATTCATAAATTGAAGCGCTTCTTCATTGCCTTCAAGAGTTTCACCTTGCGTGACACCATCTCCAAAAAGATTGACCAGCAAACTGAACGTGACACTATCCCCTGCACTCTTATGGGTTTCGTTATAAAGCTGGATAATGCTGTTCGAACTCTTGCCAATCAGAGGAGCAATTTTCGTTGCTTTCAAAACTTCATTGCTTAATTTCTGTGACCACAATTTCACCGATTGTGGATCATGGGTCCCTATATGTGTTGTTGCCATTTTTTGTTTCACCTTTCTTTGCTATAAAAAAAACCGGCTTTAAAGCCGGTGGAAAATCCGCATCAAAGGCGGATTATGCTGTAAAACTTATTGCCTAATCAGGGTCTGCACCCATAATTTCATAAAAACGCGCTTCATTTTTTGGATTGGAAATCCACACGTTGAATTCCTTTTCTGACATATTGGCAAGAGTTTCTTTTGTCATAGGACCTGTCATACCCCCTCCACCTGATGCCGTTAAAGTTTTCGCAGAATTCTGACGGTCCTGAAGTGCTGCTACCTGATTATTCGCTTGCACTGTTTGGTTCTGATAACCAAGATTTTGCGCTATCCTATAAAGCTCTTCTGCTGGATTAACGCCTTTTTGTGCGCACGTTGCTACAATCGTACGCAACTCGTCCCCTATAATTGCATCTATCGTACTTTTTTGCGCATAATGCGGATAAACAGAAGACCATGCGTTCAACTGCTTTGCACGCGTTTCATAAAGAAAATCTGCCGCTGCATCAAAATCACTATATTTATCTTTGATTGAGTTCACAGAACTTTCTAAAAATTGGTTCAAATGCCCATTAAATTCTTGATATTCAACTGCCTGTCTTTGTGCATCTTGCTGGGCACGAATATACGCGTCTTGCTCTTCAAGCTTCTTGCCCATCCAGCCCATATAGCCAATAATATCCTCACGTGGATCTGGGGCAGAACCTTCACCTTCAACGCTTGGCGCTTGGGATTGAGGCTCATAAAACTTGGCAAGTGCTTCACGAGCTTGCTTGGCTTGTTGTTCTGCTCGCTGCTGATCTATAGGAACGATCTCTGAAGGCTTTTCAACAGGCTCTGCAACCTGTTCTGTAGACGTCTCATGATGACTATCAACCGTTTCATCATAATTGCCGGCATCAAAAGAGCTCTCATCATCAAAAACTTGCGTTTCTGCTGTATAATCTTCATTCATACCTTCATTCATTTCTGCATTCATGCTTTAACCTTTCTCAAATGCTTCTTCCTCTGTAGCTTGCCGCTCTTTCACGCATGATCTGATTTTGCATTTGTTCATTGTAAATGCGCTGCCGTTCAAGTTCATGTTTCTGCTGCATCAATTCCGCTTCCAATTCTGCTCTCTTTTGACGCATGTACAATTCAATCTGTTTTCCTTGTAAATCCATTTGTTGCATCTGACTTTTAGCCGCAATATCTTGCTGCTTTTCTTGCAGCTTCATTTCCTGTTCCGGATTGCTTTGCTGAGCTTGTTGTGCCATTTGTTGCTGCTGTTGAAATTTCTCGCTCACACGATTAAGCAGAGATGCAGGCAATGGTGAATAACGAAGTAAATCAAGCATGATATCCGGAGTGATAGCATTTTGAAGCAATGGTAATAGCTGGGCGATAATGCCAAAGGTACGCTCTTTTTCATTCGGACTGGTCGGCGCATCATCTACTACAATATCATAATCAACACTCATCACCGCTTCACGCGTTAACGGAATATATTGCGCATTCTCCTCACCCGATATCCGCACCAATCGACCATCAGACAAATAATTTTGTATCAAGTGTAAAATAATCTTACCTTGTCTTTTGCGATACAAGCGCAAGCCATCAAACAGACAAGCAAGCAGGTTAAGACTAGATTGACGCCGTTGTGCTTCTAAAATACCCGCTTGTGAGACTTCTCTTGTCCCAATAAATTCAGGCGATAAGCCCGTTACCTGATTAATCGCTTCCTTGGCTTCATTAAACAGTTGGAAAAAACCCGTTGGAAATTGGGATACAGGTTTGGGTTGTATCTTACCACCTGCCAAAGCACCACTTTTCAAAACTGTAATACTGTCTACCCTGCTCCAACTCTTTACAGCTTCTCTTTCATCTTCAAATGCCCCCCTCTCAGCCATAATTCCGCCTTTGGATTGGCTATTGAGAATATGCATGACTTGACTAAAATATTTATTCGCCCACCGTTGCGGATCTTTTGTCGGACGTACAACTCCATAAAATTGCCGCTCTATCTTATCAAAATACCCCGTTATACACTCCCACCCCAATTGACCCGCAGGTACCAAAGGTTGATCAGGCTCTAACAAAAGCTTTCTGCCTAAAAAGGCGCGCCTTACGACCTTTTTATTGAAGGCTGCCCCTTGAATATCAGGCATCATGCACTGTAATTGCTTAAATTCCTCCTCGCTATAATCACGCAATTCACCTGTTTCTAAATCAGGGGCTTTGAAATATCTTTCGCTTTCAAACCAACGACATTCGACAAGTGTGACCATCCGGCGACCGTTTTCAACATCAACACCCTTATCATCATCATAAGCTTCAAGATCATTGTGATGAACCTCTTCATAAGAACCCCCATCTCTTGCCCAATCTGCACTGAGTTCATTCCAATGGGCTTTTGGAAACATTTGCTTGGCTACTTCCAAAGGCTTGCGGTCTACATACCACATGCGTTGTGCATCCGTTAAATTCGGTTGCACTGCCGCACTATCCCAAACCATTTTCAATGGATCTAAACGCGTAATGACTGGACCGCCATCGAGGCTATTCTCATAATCAAGCCGCGTATCGGTCCACCCCATTCCGCAGATAACAGCATCTTGGAAAGCATCAGAATCCGCGTATTCAGCATGTGCCACGTCCCTAAACCATTCCGCTGCCCCTGTAAGCAATTCACTGGGCAATGCCTTCCCTATTTGACGAGGGATAAATTGCACCTCACGTTTATTATTTCGCTCGGAACCAACAACAGCATTCACAAGTGGGGCAATACGGTTGAAAGTCATAACAGGGCGGCGCTGTTCTTTTAAAGCCGCTAAATCTTGATCATTCCACTGATCACCATTGTAAAATCGAAAATCCTCCCTTGCATGTTCACGCCATTTGTTCACATGCTCCACGTCTTCTTTGTACCAATGAACAAGCTTGCGAAACAAACCTTCTGTCGACAGATCTGATTTCTCTAAATGCTCTTCATCATGCATCATTCTGCCATCCATGACGTACTCTCATAAACTTCTCTATCACTATAAGCCTGTTTCTTGTGTCTCTGTACCGGCTGTTCGTAACTCACACACATTAATCCAAAAGCATCTGCACCATGACTAGACCAATCATGCTCTGCTCCTAAACCGATATTACGCTTCTCATCCCATTTCTCATGATACCAGTTCAGTGCCTTGCGCCCCGCTACTGTCGTATCTTCATGACAACGCATTGATTTATAATGATAATTCACTGTTTTGTATGTTGAATGAGAGTCCCGAATAACGTAAGATTCTCTCATTTCAAACCGGTTTATGTTGAATCAAACAAAACCACTCATTTGCACATAACAAGCGGGATGAGTGTGTGGATAAAATTTGTATAAGAAAGGACTAAAAATGGCTCTTATGAACCGTCTGAATGCAAGGGCTGTCGCAACATTGGGAGCTGGCAAATATAATGATGGTGCCGGCTTGTTACTTCATAAGCGTAAAGATGGAGGTGCTCAATGGATTTACCGTTATACTATTCACGGGCGCCGTCGCGAAATGGGATTGGGGGCTTTAAGACATGTCTCTTTAAAACAAGCCCGTGAATTGGCAACTGGGTGGCGTTCTGTTTTACGTGAGGGTCGTGACCCCATTAAAGAACGCAACAAACAAAAGCGTGAGGCAATAAGCAATCTTCATTATTTAAAAGATATTGCTTTGGATGCTTTTGAAAGTCGTAAAGCTGAATTAAAAGATGATGGTAAGGCTTGTGATTGGTTTTCACCTTTACGTCTTTATATTCTCCCTAAATTAGGCTGTTTACCCGTTTCTGAGATTACCCAAACAGAGATACGCAACACTATTGCCCCTATCTGGCAGACAAAAGCTGCAACAGCTAATAGAGCTCTTACTCGTCTCAATATTTGTCTCAAACATGCGGCTGCTTTGGGTTTGAATGTTGATTTACAAGCTGTAGAAAAAGCACGCGCGCTCTTAGGAAAACAGCTCCATAAAGCACAAAATATACCGGCTATGGATTGGAGAGACATTCCCGCTTTTTATAAAACACTTTGCCAAAAGACATATATAACACATTTAGCTTTGCGTTTGCTTATCCTTACAGGGGTTCGTACTTTTCCTTTGCGTCATATCCATAAAGATCAAGTTGATGGCGATATCTGGACAATCCCTGCTGAAAATATGAAAGGAAGGCGTGATGCTACAACAGAATTTCGTGTGCCTTTATCAAAAGAAGCATTAAAAGTAATTGAACAAGCCCGTTATCTCTCCAAAAGTGATTTTATCCTTTCTATTACCGGTCATGGTCCTCTTGGTGAGAGTAATATATTACAGCATATGAAACGTGCTAGACTTGAAGCACGTCCGCATGGCTTTCGCTCTAGTTTACGTGATTGGCTCGCTGAAACAACCGATGCCCCCTATGAGGTCGCTGAAACCATTCTAAGTCATACAGTAGGAGGACAAGTAGAGCGTGCCTATCGTCGTACTGACTATCTAGAACAGCGCCGTGTTTATATGGATAAATGGGCGGCTTATGTTACTGGTCAATCTTAAGATATGGGGTAATTTACCCCATCATCTGTGGATAACTTTAGCTCTCTTCTCTCTCATTCTTTCTCAATAAGACTCATAAA